AGTTGCCTAGCGTATTCCTAGTAGATGAAACAGGTGCATTGCCTAATACCTACGCTATTGAGGCTATGCGGTCAGGGCAATTGACTATATTGAATAAGCTAGGTTTCATCATTTCAACTAAATATCCTACGCTAAACAATCCTTTTGAAGATGAAGTGGACTATGCAAAACGTGTATTGAATGGTGCAGTGGATGATGATAAGGTGTTCGCCTTATTGTATGAGCCAGATGATACAAAAGGTTGGGCAACTAATGATGAGGTATTAGAGCAAAGCAATCCATTGGCCATTGAAGTAACAGAAATCATGGATGACTTGAAATCTAAACGGCAAGTAGCTATTGAGATTGAAAGTAAGCGTGAAAACTTTATAACTAAGCATTGCAACATCATTTATAGCGGTGCTGGTAGTGAAAGCTTTGTGAATATTGCAGACTTACAAAAAGGTGCAGTTGATCATATTGATTGGAATGGACGTGAAGTATTCCTTGGCGTTGACTTAGCTTTATCTACAGATAACTGTGCTGTAGATATGGTTGCATATGACGAGGATGAAGGGAAAGTATATTGGGATGCAAGGGCGTTTATTCCAGAAGATAGGGTGGACGAAAAATCAAAACTAGAACGCATTCCGTATCGTGATTTTATTAATGCTTGCTATTGCATTGCGTGTGGCAATCGTACTGTAGATTATGGGGCAATCGAACGCTATATAATGCAAATAGAAGCCAAATATGGGGTTACTGTAATGGGTATTGGCTATGATAGGTGGAATGCCTTATCGACCGCTCAAAGGTTAGAAGATGTTGGATATACGATGGTTGAGATTAAACAACATTCAAGCGTATTGCACCCTGCGACTAAGTGGCTTGCAGAATTAGTAGCTGAGGGCAATCTTGTTTATGAAAAAGGTAACAAATTACTAGAAATCAACTTTGAAAACTCACGATGTGTGTACGATACCAATATGAACAGGTATGTAAACAAGAAAAAATCAAGAGGAAAGGTTGATATGGTAGTAGCTGGTATCAATGCAATGTACTTATTGCATCAAAATTATATGCTTAACAGTGCCCTTGATTGGGTAGTACAGATATAGAAAGGGGGTGAAACTTATTGAGTTGGGTTAAAAATCTGTTTGGAACAGAAACACGAGCCGATGAAAATACATTTATTGATACTGCAGATGAGGTAGACTTAACGCTTCCTAGCTATGATGCAACTACAACAGTTACACGGCAACAGGCTTTATCAGTACCAGCTGTAGCAAGTGCATTGTTTCTTATATCTGGTATCATTGCTGGTATTCCAATTCGCTTGTATAAACGAGATGGAAATACCATAACAGAAATTATGGATGATGAACGTACAAAGCTATTGAACATTGAAACAAATTCAATACTAGGTGCATTTGAAACAAAACAAGCTATGATTAATGATCTAATCCTAGAGGGTTCTTGCTATTGTTACATAGGTAAGAATGGAAATGATGCGGAATCATTACAGTACCTACCTAAAAATAGGGTTAGCGTGCTAGATAATGGCAAGTTAATTGATAGAGTAGTGTATTACTTAGTTGATGGGTACTACTATGATAACTTCAATATCATGCGTGCGGTGCGTAACTCTAAAGATGGTGTGCGTGGCCGTGGTTTATTGGATGATAACGCAATGCATATATCCAGTATGTACAATGCATTAGTCTATGAAAATGGAGTAATTAGTAAGGGTGTACGTAAAGGATTCCTAAAATCTGAGGGTCGTTTGACTGTAAAAGCCTTAGAGGCGCTCAAAAAAGCATGGCGATATATGACATCTAAGCTAGGTCAGAGTGATGTAATCGTGCTTAATAAGGGCATTACATTTGAAAGTGCAGATAGTACTGCCGTAGAAAATCAGCTAAATGAAAGTAAACAAACAAATGCGGACTTAATTTATAAATTGTTTGGCTTTACAGATAAAACATTTACAGATGAAAAAGCATTTAATATTTTTGTTAAAACTACAATTATGCCAATCGTAAATTGCTTTATTCAAGCTATTAATAGAGCGATGTTACTTGAAACAGAGAAAGGCAACTTGTATTTTAGCCTTGATATGAATGATTTACTTAAAGCTGATATGCTCACACGCTTTAATGCTTATAAGACTGCATTGGATAGCAACTGGATTAACATTGATGAAATTCGTCAACGTGAAGAGCTATCCCCAATGGGCATTGATTTTGTAAGCATGAACCTTGGGAATGTATTCTATTATCCACAAACGAAAAAAGTGTATACACCAAATACTGGTGTGCTTGGTGATTTAATTACACTAAAAACAACGAAAGGGGGTGAGAATATTGAAAATTGAGGTACGTAATGGTGCAGCAACAATTGAGGGATATGTGAACGTTACAGAACGATTGAGTAAGCCAATCCGTGATGTAAGAGGTCAATTCCTTGAAAAAGTAGCTACTGGAGCTTTTAATTCGGCACTTCAACGCAATGATAATGTAGAATTGCGGTTTAATCACCGCCGTAAACTGGGAGAACAACAAGACGGTTCACTAGAATTGCGTGAAGATAACATTGGATTATATGCGAAAGCAGTTGTATCTGATGCGGAAGTAGTCAAATTAGCGGAAGAAAGAAAGTTAAAAGGCTGGTCTTTTGGTTTTAGAAAACTAGAAGATAGCTGGGATAAACAGGAAAATATGCCTGAAATTCGCACATTGAAAGCAATTGATATAAGCGAAGTAAGTATTTTAAGCGTTACACCAGCATATATCGCAACATCAATTAGCATGCGTGCTGATGAGGGAGAAGATTTACTAGAATGTAGATCTAATGAAACCGCAACAGGTGTATTAGAATATGATATTGAAGAGCGTAAGTCTGATGATGAAGAAGAAACCAGCAATCAGAAATATCATGACATTTTAAAAGAACTTAATATTTAGCATCCATCATATGTGGGTGCTTTTTTTTATGAAAAGAGGATAGCATGAACTTTAAAAAACTTATTGAAAAACGCAATTCTTTGGTTGAAGAAATGAACAACCTTGTAAAAGTGGCAGATGAAGAAACACGTGCCCTTAATGAAGAAGAAACAACAAAATTCGAAGGTCTACGCAAAGAAGTAGCGGACATTGATAACACATTGAAACTTGCACAAGAAGAACGTAAACTGATGTCCGTAGGTTCTGAAGATGAAACATCTGATGCGGCAGATGCAAAAGTAACTGCACAAGCAGAAGAACGTGCATTTGCTAATTTCTTGCGTACAGGTGAAACATCTTTTTCTGATGTAGAAACACGTTCTGATGTTAACCTTTCTAAAGGTGATAATGGTGTAGTTATTCCTTCTACAATCGCAAGCCGTATCATTTCTACGGTAAAAAACATCGCACCAATCATTCAAAACTCTGATTTCTACGATGTAAAAGGTGATTTGATTTTCGCAGTTGAAGATGAATCCACATCTAAAACTACTTGTGCATACGTTAGTGAATTCCAAGAACTTGAATCTACAAGCGGTAAATTTAAACAAGTTACATTGAAAGGTAATGTAGTAGGTGTATTAACTAAAGTTTCTAAATCTTTAATCAATAATACAGGTTTTGATATTGTAAATTATGTTGTAACTAAAGTAGCAGAATCTATTGTTGAATTCTTAGAAAACGAAATGCTTAATGGTACATCTAAAATCGAAGGCCTTTTGAATGCTACAAAGGCAGTAACGGCTGGTGCAGCAACCGCTATTACTGCAGATGATTTGATTGATTTACAATTTGCAGTACCTCAAAAGTATCGTGGTAATGGTGTATTCATTATGAATCCGGATACTTTCAAAGCATGTGCAAAATTGAAAGATAATGAAGGCAATTATATCTTGAATAAAGATTTAACAAATGGATTTGGCTACACATTGTTAGGCCGTCCTGTATATGAATCTGATAATATGCCTAAGATCGCAACAGGCAAGAAAGTAGCTGTATTTGCAGACCTTATGGGTTATGCTACAAAAATTTGTGGTGAAAATGCTGAAATTCAAACATTAACTGAAAGATTCTATACTCAATATGCAGTTGGTGTTGCTGGATATATTGAAATGGATGGTAAAATCCTAGACCAACAACGTATTGCAGTATTGAAAATGGCTTAATAGGAGGTAAATTCCTATGAAATATAGGGCATTAGTAAGTTTTAGTGGGGCAGTATCTGCCTCACTAAACAGCATTATTGAGATTTCTGATGTGGAAATTACAAATGATTTACTGAACGCTGGATATATTGAAGAAGTAAAAGAAACAAAAAAGAAAAAAACGGATAAAGACGAGGAATAACCTATGAAAGTTAGTGAACTGACAATAGAAATTGTAGCTAACTATATCCGTGTAGAAGTAACCACTGCAAGTAAGACTATTCTTGATATGGTGCTACCTGCTGCAGTTGAATATTGTGCTACATATACAGGCTTATCAAAAGAAGCACTAGATGAATATGATGATATGTCAATGGCAGTAATGGCATTATGCGGAGAATTTTATGACAATCGAACCTATACTGCAGTAGAGAACGCAATAGTGAACCCTACAACGCAAGCTATATTAGATAAATACTCTATGAACTTAATGGAGGGGTATCAACATGTATCGCAAGGGTAGATTAAGCACACTATTGCAGCATGAGGCAGAAATTCATGCTAATAGAAAATCTGATACAATGAATGAACTAGGACAGTATCCAATAGTTGATACTGTTCTAGCCAACATATTTTGTGGAGTAATTCCACAAACAGGTGGATTATTAAGCGGCAGAACGGCTGACACTACACTAGCTAGAACTACACATAAGATTATTTGTAGATACAGAAATGATATTGAGCCAGATATGTGGCTTATCATTGAAGGTCAAAAGTATAATATCTTATATGTAATGGATCCGTATCTTAACAAAGAACGGTTAGAGATATTTACAGAGGTAGTAATCTAATGAGTGTTTATATTGAAACGGAAGGCCTAAGCGAATTTACGGAAGAATTATTGGAATTAGCAAATAAAGACTTCCCAAAGGATACAAAAAACTTCTTGCAACGTGCTGGTAATAAGCTAAAAGCTAATGCCAGAAATAACTATAAAAGAGGTACTACGCAAGGTACAAAGAACCTTGTTAAAGGATTAAAACGTGATAGAGCATATAAATATGGAAAGGATGAGTGGCAAGTCCGTGTTAAAAATACTGCACCACATGCATGGTTAATTGAACATGGGCATGTAATGCTTGGCCATAAATCACAAGGAAAACCTAAGCTTATAGTTGGCAATACAGGGGAAGCATTTGTAAGGGGTAAAAATATCATGGGTAAAACGGCCAAGGCATTTCCTTCTGAATATCAATCAATGGCGGAAGAGTTCGTAGATAAAATGCTAGATGAAAAGGGGTTAGGTTGATAGTGGTTACAGCAGTAGACATTGTTAAAGCGCTAACAGTAAGATGCAGGGAGCTACTGGGATGTGATGTTAATGATAGGGATATATCAGAGGGATTTGATAGGCCTTCATTTTTCATTGAAGTAGTAGATTTTAAAAATGAGGATATAGGGATTATTCTTAGAGGGGACACTTTAAATATCTACATTTATTATTTCAATGAGAAACGTGAAATAGGATACCTAAATTTATTAAAAGCACGTGAAAATTTGCGTGAAATGTTGGCCAATCCTATAGAAGTAGTTGAAGGATATAGCATTACAGCAGATGAAATAGTAGAAACTATTAATAAAGCAGATATGTCCTATATTACTAATTTTGATATTACAATATATCAAAACAGACCAGAAGAAGAAAAACCATACATGGAAGAGTTGGCAGTCAATGGACAATTACAAAAGTCCACAGAAGATATATAGCATCCACAATTGTGGGTGCTTTTTTGTTAAGCAGAAAGAGGTAAAACATGGCAATTGGCTTACCAAATATTGATATTGTCTTTATTCAAAAGGCAGTGTCTGCAGTGCTTCGTTCTGAACGTGGCACTGCGGTGATCATTGTTAAAGATGATAAACAAACAACAGCAGGCTATGATATTTTTAAGTTTGAAGCGGATATTACAGATAAAAAATATAATGCGGAAACTATTAAATTGTTAAAGCGCTGTTTCTATACAAATGTAAATAAAGTAGTGGTATTACATGTACCAACAAAAACAACTGCATTTACAGATGTAAAACCAATCTTAGATAGAATTAAATACAACTGGGCATGCACTCCTGTAGCAGAATGGCAAACAGATTTAGTATCTTACACTAAAAGCCGTAATGTCATTTCTAAAGGGCGCAAAGTTAAATGCGTAGTAGCAAATGTTACGGTTGCTGATGATAAGCATGTAGTGAATATGAAAGGTCAATATGTACATGAAGCTGATGCGGAAGCAGGCACTAATGTAAAAATGACAGATTATTTACCACGAATTACAGCAATTTTGGCTAATTTGCCAATGAATAGAAGTATTACTTACTATGAACTAGAAGATTTGGATTATGTTGATAATTCCTACATTACAAGTGAAAAAGATGTAAATAAGTGGACTGATGAAGGTTGGTTACTTCTTATCAATGATGATGAGGATAATGTAGTACGTGTAGGCCGTGGGGTTAATACATTGACGACATTCACATCAACAGACACAGAGGACATGCGCAAGATTATTATTGTCGAAAGCATGGACCTAATTCTTGAAGATTTATATTCCACGTTTAAGAAATATTACGTGGGCAAATATAAAAACCACTTGGATAACCAATATCTATTTATTTCTTCTGTGAACTCCTATTTCAAATCTTTAACTAAAGTAGTTAATGGCGAAGTATTGGATCCAGAGTATGATAATCATGCTTATGTTGATGTTGAAAATCAACGTCAAGCTTGGCTATCTGTAGGTAAAACAGAAGCAGAGGACTGGGATGAAGATAAGGTTAAAAAGATGTCTTTCAAATCTACAGTATACCTTGCTGCTAAAATTAAAATTCTTGATGCAATGGAAGATTTATCCTTCCAAATCACAATGGAATAGGGGGTAAATTATGGCCAATAAAGATATTCATAATCAAATTTTACGTGGTCAGTTTGGTAAAGTATGGATTGACGGTGAACTATTTGCTAATGTTAAAAGCTTTGAAGCTAAGATTTCTCTTAAATATGAAGCTGTAGACATTAACGGAGAAATGGGTGTACACCAACGCTTGGTAGGTTTTGAAGGTGCTGGAACGCTAGTACTTCACAAAATTGATAGCCGAGTTGCACAAAAAATTGCAGGCAAAATTAAAAATGGTAGCGTTCCAGACATTAAGATTGTATCTAAAGTAACTGATCCAGATGTAAACGGTGCTGAACGTATCGAATTAACAGGGGTTACATTAGATGAATTGACACATGCATTTGAAAATAAAAAAGTGCAAGAGGAAAGTTATCCATTCAAATTTGCTGATTATAACTACCTAGACTATATTCTTTAATTTTAATAAGGCGGTGCGAGTGTACCGCCTTTTATTTTTTCATTAGGAGGATAATATAATGGCTAAAGTACAACTAGAAGATTTGCTAAATAGAACCATGAACGAGGGTTTTCAATCCAAAGATGTATATGTTAAGGGATTAGGTGGGGAACTAACTGTAATTCATCAACCACTACCGACTGTATTGCGCATTATGGATGAAATCAAAGCAGATGCATCCTTATCTGTGGTAATGGATGCAATGGCACAACTCATCTATGCGTGTGTTCCTTTGTTTAAGAATAAGGAATTACAAGCTAAATACGAATGTGCTGAACCTACAGATGTAGTATACAAAGTATTAAATGATAGCGTTGAGGATATTACTGCATTGGGCGAAGCTATTTTAGAAATGTATGGCATTGCAAATCCAGTTGACGAAGTAAAAAAGCAATAGGAGCGGACAGGGAACTAACTATGTTCCGCTATTATATGCGTAAGGGGCATACATTATCCTCACTACTTGAACTAGATCCATTGGAAAGAACATTCTATTTAGCATGTTTTGAAATGGATATGGAAGATATAGAAAGGAGCAATAATGGCTAAAAGCATTAATGTCTTGCTTAGTTTGAAAGATAAATTTACAGCTCCAATGAAAAAAGTAGGAGATACTTCAAAAGATACTGAAAGAAAAATTTCTGCTATGAAGAACAAGCTAACAGGGTTTGGTAATGGCATTAATAATAAATTCTTAGGCATAGCAGGTAGCATTGGCAAAATGGGCCTTGCAATGTCTGGCCTTGGTGCATTTGCAAGTGTGGGTGCTATTGTTGAATATGGGAAGAAAGCACTAGAAACTGCAAAAAGTGCAGAGTTATCACAAACATTATTGCGTAATAGCTTGGCTAATAACAATTCCTTGTATGATAAATCTGCTGCTTCCTTAGATGCAGCACAAAAACAGTTAAATGATTATGCTGCTAAATGGGGAAAAGTTGGGGTTATTTCTGCTGGTACTATTCGTGCAGGCTATCAAGAGTTGAATAAATGGAATGTTCCTGTAGATAAGGTAGATGGATTATCAGAAGCGCTTACAAATTTAGTGGCAGGTAAATTTGGTATTAATGCAACCGCAGAAGATGCACAGATAGCTTCACAAGCAATTGGACGTGCATTTAATGGTGATGTTGCAGGCTTGAATAAGATGAAAATACCACTTACGGAAGCACAAAAAGAGATCATTAAGAATGGTACAGAAGCAGAAAGATTGGCAACAATCAATGAAATTGTTAATGGAACATTCTCCAAACAAAATGAAATCTTGGCAAATACTCCAGACGGCCAATTAAAAAGAATGAAAAATCAACAGGCTGCACTTATGGCTACCATTGGTAAGGGGTTATTACCAATGCAAAAAGCATTTATTGACATGGTAAGCACAATCATGCCAATAGTGGCACCTGTAATACAAGATATATTTAATACATTTAGTGGTGCATTTACTTGGATTGCTCAAGTGATTACAGAAAACAAAGAAACAATTAAGAGTAACCTAACAGAAGCAATGAATGTTGTAAAAGGTGTATTGGCTACAGTAGGGAGCATAATTAAATGGTGTACAGAAAACTTAGGATTTATGTTGCCAGTGATTAAGGCTTTAGCAGTAGGGTTTATTGCGTTTAATGTAATTGCTAAGGTAATTCCAATAATTAGTGCGCTAGTAACTGCATTTTCAACTGTTATTAAAGTAGTTAGAATTTTAAATATGCTTATGCTTGCAAATCCAATGTTATTTGCTTTATATGCAGTAATAGCAGTTATTGCATTGCTAATTTATAACTGGGAAACAGTTAAAGAAGTGGCATTAGCTGTATGGGATGCAATTTCAAGCTTTGCTATAGAAATGTGGGATAACATTGTAAATGGATGCATGGCATTTGTGAATTATGTAGTTCAGTTAGTAACATCTTTGTATAATAGCTTTATGCAAATCATGGCACCAATATTGGACGGAGTACAACAAATATTCAATGGGATTATTACATTCTTAACAGGTGTATTCACAGGAAACTGGGATATGGCCTTTAATGGTTTAGTCCAAATCTTCAATGGTTACTTTGGGATTATCAAATCCATCGCACAGGATGTGCTTGGATGGGTGCAAGATAAATTGCAATGGGCTGGCGAAAAGATAGATGCTATCAAAGAGGGCGGTTCTTGGTTGTATAACAATACTATAGGCCGTGTGACTGGTGAACACAATGCAACTGGCACAGAGTATTGGAAAGGTGGCGCAACATACGTTAATGAAAATCAACGTGGCGAAATTATAAATCTACCTAACGGCTCACAAGTCATTCCACACGATGAAAGCATGAAACAGTTGGCAAGTAGCCGTGGTAGTGTAATAGTCAATGTAACAGTACAGGGTAATGTGATTGGTAACGAAGATTTCATGGATGCGTGTGGCAGACACGTTACAGATAAAGTTATGTTAGCTATGGGCAATATGTAGGGGGTGTGAAGTGAGCTTTCAAGATAATGCTAAAAGCGTAATGAAACAACGCTTGATGACGAAACAAGCAGACTTGCAGAAGTTAGCGGTAACACGTGCTACTAAGTTTGCTGATAAGATTTCACATGGTTTAGTCGGTAAAATCTTAGATTATGCCGAACGAAAACCGACTACAGATATTGTGTTTCACTCTGAACTTACAGACGAGTATATTACATTGCCTGTAGTACCTAACCCATTGCCTACGATTAATGAACCGCAAGCTAACGAAACCTTTAATGGTCTTAGAGGTGATATTAAACTTATAGGGCCGTTAGGGTTACGAACATTAAGCCTAGATAATATCTTATTACCTGTAAATAAAGACTATTCTTTTATTCGTGGTAATGGTACTGATGGCTTGCAATGTTTACAATTCTTTCAGGCTCAACGGCAAATGAAAGCCGTGATGCGGATATGTATTATTCAATCTGATGGCAATGAAATCCTTAATATGCCGTGTGTTATTAATGATCTATCCTACACTTATGACAAAATTGGCGATATTAAAGCCACAATAGGGATTGAGGAGTATGTATATACTAATACATCAACAACGGCTCAATCTTCGACTGGTGGTGAAAATAAAGCTACAGATACAAAGGCGGTTAAGAAATGAAGTTACAGTATACGAACACAACCAAAGCTAAAGATGGTAAAGATGTTACTGAAACACGTGAAATTACCGCCTATACAAATAACTTTCAAAGGTCAGATGGTATTGATACCCTAGGTCAAGAATTTACTTTTGATTTAGTGGACAATCCATTTGACTTTAATCTTATGGGCACACGGCTTGCAATCGGTGGTAAGGTAGAGTTTAGTAACCAACTAAGCAACAATAACAAGAGTGCTACAATGCAACTGAACGAGCAACAACAGGAGCAAGTAGTATTTCAAGGCATTATTGTGGCAGAAAAACAAAGTGGTGCTAATAAGTACACCTATACTTGTTTTGATTACTGCTTTTATCTCAACAAATCAGAGATAGAAATTCAATTTAATGGTGTTAGTGGCCTTGAAGCTATCAAGAAAGTGTGTAGTGAAAATAGTGTTCCTTTGGGCAATGTAGCCGATATTAAGACTAGCATCAAAAAAATATATCAAGGTGAAACAGTATCTGATGTTATAAAGGATATCATCAAACAAGCCACGGAAGAAACTGGCTATAAATACCGCCTTGAATATCGAGATGGCAAGGTACACGTTGAGGACTACAAGGACTTAGTGCTAGATAAAGTTATCACTCAACCTATCAATAATTACTCAAGAGATTTGAGTATGGAAGATATGCGAAATAGCATTATAGCCATATCTCAAAAAGAAAAGAGTACCTCTGTTAAATCGACAATTCAAGATGATGAAAGCATCAAGAAATATGGCTTAATCAAGAAGATTGTAAAGGTTGACAACAAGAAGCAAGCACAGACTGCACAAATTGCTAAGAAAACCATTCAAGATACCAATAAGGTAGTTGAAAAATTAAACCTAACATTGTTAGGTGATGATACAGTAAGGAGTGGTCGCATTATTATCATTGATGATTACACAGTAGATATACACGATAAATTCATAGTGGAAAACTGCAAGCATAATTACGGAGTTAACCATACTATGACATTAGATCTAAAGCGTGTTACTAAAGAACTTGATACTAGCAAGTATGTAGCAAGTACTACTGCAACTGTTACACCTAATGCTACTAATAGTACTGCTAATGCAGCGCAAGTTGATGCTGGTATGAACGCACTCAATGGGTATCAAAGTGTATATCGTGATAATGGGTGCGTGGATGTGACGGTTAAGGCTGGCTCATATTACAGTCCATTCTTAAAACAACAGGCTGATATTGGAACGGCTAATGTAGATACGCTGGTGAATAATGCTCAAAGTGCTGGATATAAAGTGGAAGCCTTTAATGGTTACGCTAATAAGGGTGATATCTTGGTATATGGTAACAATCAGCACGTTGTAATTTCTGATGGTGCTGGGGGTGCATTTGGTAACAGTAGTAGTAAAGGACATGCTATGTTCTACTCTGATGCCAATAATGCTTGGCACACAAACGAAGCACCTACTAAAGTAATTAGAATGTCATAAGGGGGTAAATATGGAAGGATGGCAAAGTAAGATGGCTTCTATGTTTAAAGATAGAACTAACCCTATACGGATAGGCGCTTGCCTTGGCGAGGTTATCAGCACTTCCCCTTGGAAAGTAGCTATCAAAGATGGAAAGTTCATGATAGATGCATCTAATGGGTACGTATGCTTTCAGTTAATTCACCATATCACTACTTACTCTTATAGACATAGTGGCAAGATGACACACAAAGGGTGTCCAGCTGGGCCACAATCTGACTATGAAGCACAGGGCGATGGCAAGATAGTGCTTAATGAATTATGGAAAGCTGGCGATAAAGTACTTGTTATTCCAGATGAAAATGAGCAACATTTCTTTATCGTTGATATTGTGAAAGAGGGGGTATGATGTTTCCTACAGATTACAACTTCACTAATTCCATTCAATCTACAAAGACTGCTACAAACGCACAACACAAGGTGGGGCGGTCATTTAAATTCGACTATAAAACACATCGTTTTGTATTTGAGGATGGACGCAATGTAGAAGATACGCAGATTGAAGCAATTAAACAATGGATTGAGTTATTTATTCGTACTGAAATGAAGAAATACTTAATCTATAGTGATAGCTTCGGTTTAGATCTAACTAAACTATTAGGGTACAGATTGCCACGAGCATATAAAGTATCTGAAATAAAAAGAAGAATAACCGAGGGTATCATGAACAAAGTACCATGCGTTGTAGTTGTCAAAGATTGGCAATTCAATGCTGGTATTTTTTATTTCACAGTAGTTACTAATACAGGGGAAGAGGTGAAGATAGAACATGAATTCGAATTATAGTGTTGATAGCATCCATAATACGATGCTTGAACACATTGACGATGCGTATCAGAAAACAGAAGGCTTTCCAACGTATGACATAACAAGAGGTGAAGCGTTTGCTTTACTTGAACTGTGGAAAAAGGCGGAAGAAATTGAACGCAAACAAAACGTGGATAACCTAACAGGGGATGAACTAACAAGGGTAGTATTCCAACGTAAAGGAGCACAACGAAAACTATCCACTAAAGCGGTATGTAACTTGCGTATTGTTGATGGCAACGGCACTATCCATGAAGGTGATTTGTTTGAAAGCGAAAGCGGTATTCAATATGAGTCGCTAGAAAATAAGGATGTAGAGGATAACTCTATTATTAAAATCAGATGTACTAAAGCTGGTGCAGTTGGTAATGTTCCCAAAGGAACAATAACACAAATGCCTATTACTATTGCTGGGATCAATGCGGTTATTAATGATGATGCTGCAAAAGGTGGCGAAGATGAAGAAGCAGATGATGATTTGCGAGAACGCTACTATGAAGAGTTAAGAGAGCCAGCTACTAGTGGTAATGATTATCACTATAAGCAATGGGCAAAAGAAGTAGAAGGTGTAGGCGAAGCTAATGTAATAGCACTTTGGAATGGTAACAACACTGTTAAGGTAGTTGTTATTAATTCAGATAGAAAGGCAGCTAGTACCGATTTAGTTAAGCGTGTACAAGATTACATAGATCCAGATAGTAAAGGTATAGGTGAAGGGCAAGCACCAATAGGGGCACATTGCACTGTAGTTAGTGCAACAGAAGTGCCTATCAATATTGATGTTAGAGGTGTACAACACTCCACAACTTCTACTAAATCAAGCATTACATCTGACATTGCTGATGCGGTTACTGCATACTTAAAGAAAATAGCATTTAAACAGGATTATGTATCCGTAGCACAAATTAGTAACATTATTATCGATAGTACTGGGGTTATTGATTATGAAAGCGTTACTGTAAATGGTAAGGTTAGCAAAATCAATCTAACTAAGGAACAAGTTGCCGTATTGGGTACAGTTAGCGTGGCTTTAAATGACTAATACAGACTTTAAAGAATATGCACTAAAAGCTATCAATAAAATGTATCGTAATGATCCGTGGGTTAGAGAGTTATATCAAGTGGCTGGATTGCAGTTGCAAGATATAGATGAACTACTAGATGTATTACTAGATAATGGCTTCTTTGATGCGGTAGGTGAACGTGGCTTAAAGGTTTACGAAAAAGATTTAGGCATCAATGGTGATGGTACAGTTGAACAACGAAGAGCCATAGTACAGATGCTATGGAATAACAACGGCAAATGTACCCTAGATAAAATTAAGGCGATTGTTAAAACATTCGTTCTTGATGAAGTAGATGTGTTATTTGAAGATGGTGTGTTGAAGTTAGAGTTTAATAATTCCAGCTTTGTATATGCTATTCCTCAAATAAGAAGTAATTTGACAGTGGTCAAACCTTCACATATTGGATTAAGTATTAACGATGTACATAGCGTTGATACTGAACTATATGCTGGTAGTATCGTTACTACGTTTGAAACAACTACTATCAATCCGATGGTAGGCTTTAATTCAGCATTAGACGATGCATCTATAGTGGCTGGTGTATACATTACTAAAGCTAATGTAATTAATTATGTTAATTGTTAAGGGGGTATATAATGCCTAGTCAATATCCACAGAATGTGGTAACTAAAAACGGATTGGCAATGATTGCTGAAAGTGTGGCAACACGTAAAAATTTAATTTTTACACGTGTTGTAGTAGGCGATGGAGATGCCACAGGTAGAAATTTTAATGACATGACGGCCGTAATTTCACCAAAAATGGAATTGCCTGTAACTAGCGGTGTAAACGAAGGGAACGGCCAATATTTAATTACGGCAACATTATCCAATAATACGCTTAATGTAGGCTTCTTCCCTCGTGAAGTTGGGCTATATGCAAAAGTAGATGGTAAAGCAGAAATGCTATATAGTTATACAAATGGTGGAAATAATGTTGGGTATGTGCCAGATAAGACAACACCAATTGATAGCGAAATTTATAAAATTAGAACAGTAATTGGTAATGCCAAAAACATTACTATCAATATGTCTGATAGTACATTTGTTACTAAAGGTGAATTAGATCGATATGTAGCTATTACTTCTGGTGTTTATGTTAAAGATGCGAATAAAACTAATACAGGATTATCTCTAATAAAAGGTGATAACACTTCGAAGATAATTGATTTTATTACTGCTAACTATAGCGATAGCGATACAAATAAAGTATTAAATCTTGGAACACTTAAAAGCCTATTAGGACAAGGTGCTATCGTGGCATCTAAACTCGATGCAAACGCAGGTTTCGTAAAGTTTGCTAATGGTTTCACTATCCAGTGGGGA